TACCTTGAGGTTGGTTCAGAACTATTTAATCGTCGTAACGCACCAATGGGTGTGGCTCAATATGCAACATATGATGGTGCGCCATTAAATACTGCAAGAGACCCACTTGTTGGTGTGTATCCTTTACTTAATAGATACATGGTGAGATTCGGATGAATTTAGCAGGAGTTAGAGCAGAACTAGAAAGTGCCATCATTCTTGGTGGTGTCTCAAAGGTTTACAAGTTTGTACCAGCAAGACCTAATCCACTTTGTGCGATTATGGAACCTGACACTGAGTTCATTACTGTTTATGAAAATCAATACGATGCAGACTATGCATCTAATTGGAAAGTACTTATCTTAGTACCGTATGCAACTAATGAAACAGAAACAGAAAATCTTGATGACACACTTGATACTCTTATCCCTGCAATTTGGGAATACACCGCAGCAACAACATTAACCGTAGACAAACCATTTATCCAAGAGGTAAACGGATCTAGGTTTTTAGCAACAAACATAAATATTTCAATAGACATTGAAGGAGGAAATTGATATGGCAAGAATTAGAGGAAAATCAATCGTCTTCTCAGTTGAAGGAACAGACTACGCAGGCTCAGTGAGCAATGTTACATTCTCATCTGCAGTAGGAACACTTGGTTTCGGAAACTACGAAGATTCACTTGATTTCACATGCGCTGTAACTGGATTCCAGGACACAGCAGCAGCATCANTACATACTTACCTTTGGGAAAACCCAGGCGCAGTAGTAGATATCGTATTCTCACCACACGGAAACGGTTCACCATCAGCATCACAGCCATTGTTTGAAGCAAGAGGCTACGCTGAGACAATTCCTGATCTAGGCGGAGCAGCAGGCGAATACTTTGTATACGACCTTAACTTTATCCTAGAAGGAAAGCCAGTTCGTAGAGAATCTTAATAAGTCGTCATGGCAGAGGCAAATATATCTATCCAAGGTGTTAAGGAAGTCACAGACTCTCTTGATAAATTGGCTAGAGATTTAAAGTCAAACATAGAACTTAATAAAGAACTAAGTACGACTTTATCTCAAAAAGCCTCTGCTATGGCACCTAAATTAACTGGTGCACTTGCTTCATCTGTTCAGGGTAATCCCTCAGCAGAAAAAGCACAAATATTAGCGGGAAGTGCAGCAGTACCATATGCAGGAGTACAAGAATATGGATGGCCTGAAAGAAACATCAGACCACAACCTTATTTAAATCCAGCAGTAAAAGACAATATTGGATACATCATTGAGAAGTATAACGATAGTATACAAAAGGCAATAAAGCAATACGACTTAAACTAACAGGAGGCAGTAATGAACGATTTTGATTTAATGAACACCCTCAAGTGGAAAGAACTTGCAGAGGTTGAAGAATACTTAGACTTACCTATGGACGAATGGACTGAAAGCAAGTCCAAGTCAAAACTAGCATTTGCAATGCAATACATGATGGCAAAGCGAAACAACCCATCCCTTACAATAGGAGAAGCAGAAGAAATGTCAATCCAACAATTGACTGATCTTGCTGGAGTTGAATTTACTGTCCCAAAAGAAGTGAATCCAGCCTAAGCATAATGGCGCAGTTCTGTGTAGAAACAGGATATACGCCAAATCAGTTTTGGGACATGACGCTGGAAGAGTACGGTGCAATCGTGACAGCACTTAACAGGAGGAACAAGAATGGCTAACCAGATAACAATTGATATTGTTGCTCAAACCCAAAAACTTACCTCTGGAATTAATGATGCTAATGGTCAGATTGACACAATGTCAACTAAACTTAAAGGCATTGCTGGTGCTGCAGGAGTTGCTGCTTCTGGATTTCTTGCAACAAAAGGCTTAACATTTCTTAAACAAGGTATTGATGAGGCTAGAGAAGCCGAAGAAACAATGCGAGCAGCCACCACAACATTTGGTGAAGGCTCTGCAGCATTAAAGAAGATTACTGAAGATGCTGACAAGTTTGCCAAAGTACTTGTAGTTGATAATGATGAATTAATTGCTTTAGCAACACAGTTAGGCTCAAGACTGCCAGCAGATATACAAGCATCATCTGTTGAACTTGTTAAAGTATTTAAAGATGTAGAAGCATTTACTGGTGGTGCCGTAACTGCAGAAGGTGCAGGAAATAAACTTGCTAAAGCATTTGCTGATGGCAAATTAAAAGCAGGAGAATTATCCAAGATATTTCCTGGTCTTGAACAAGCAACATATGACCAAGCAGAAGCATTATCAAAGGCTGGAGATAATCAAGGTGCACTTAACATATTGGTTAATGATGGTCAAAAGGTTTATGATGATGCTGCTTCCAAAAATGTTACTTCATCTCAAAAATTTAACAAAGCATTAGCAGATTTAAAAGAACAAATTGGTGGTCCAGTTCTACAAATTGTTAATAAACTAGTTGATGGCCTTACATTACTTTTAAGCGCATTTAGTAGTTTGCCAGGACCAGTTCAAAATATTATAATTGTATTAGGCTTACTTCTTGTTACTGGTGCATTAACACTAACATTCTTAGCAAGCATGAAAGCATCATTGGTTACACTTGGAATAACAAGTGGAACAACTGCTGGAGGAATTGGACTTACAACAATAGCAACTAATGCATTAAATCTAGCATTAAAGGCATTGCCAATACTTGCAATTATTGCATTAATTGTATTGCTTGTACAGAACTGGGATTCAGTTACAGAAGCAGTTGATAAAGTTTGGGAAAAGATTAAAGATGTAGTTCCAAAGGCCTGGAACACAGTTATGCAATTCAAAGACAAGGTTGTTGGATTTGTTGGAGATATTATTGAGGCATACCTTTCAATTCCTGGCAGAATGCTTGAAGTTGGTAAAGATATTGTTATGGGTCTTTGGAATGGTATGCAATCAATGGCAGGATGGCTAAAAACAAGAGTGTTTGATTTCTTTGGTAATTTAGTTCCATCATGGGCAAAGAAAATGCTTGGAATTAATTCTCCATCAACGGTCTTTGCTGCTTTTGGTAAAAATATTGTTCAGGGACTTGCACAGGGTATTAACTCTGCAGAAAATATTGCAAAGACTGCAACTCTTAGTTTGGGTAATGCCACTGTCAGTGGATTATCAATGCCTTCAATTTCAAGACCTAGGGCAACATCAGGAGTTAACATTACAATTAATGCTGGTGTTGGAACTGATCCTTATGCATTAGGAAGAGCAGTAAAGGGTGCGCTAAATACTTATTCTGGAGTTTACGGCGGATGAATCTAAGAGATAAAGTAGTTATCAAATATAGAGATACAAACTATGCATGGGTTGATGCAACAGATGGTGTTTTGCAACTTGATATTACTCGTGGTATTCCACAATACTTTGGAATGTGGTCTCAATGTGAACCAGGACAATTAAGACTTCGCTCACGAAATGTTAACCTTGACCCAGCAAGAAATGCAGAAATTAATCTTTATTCTCATATTCGTGTTGAGGTTGAAGGAGAGCCAGTATTTACTGGAAAGATTTTTAATACAAGTACAGAGTATGTTCCAAGAGAAGACTCAGTTGTAACTATTGATGCTTTTGATGAACTTGGATATTTGTCACAAATTAAATATGGAAACACATCAGTAATTCCTCATGATTACAATGGTAAAAAAATTATTAACCCAATTAACTTTGGAACCTTTATTCAGTCTGGAAAATACACTGGACCAAGACAAGCAGGCTTTACAAATGGTGAAGCCATGGCTATTTATGATGATAAAACCTATTCTAATCATTATAGTGCAAGAACGGTTAGTGGAGTACCACAAAGATATTCTGTTCTTTATTCACTTGATACTGCAAAATATCCACTTACTGGATATGAAATAGTTGGTGCAGATACTGCTTATGATGTTTATGATTCAATAACGCCACCTGCAGGAGAATCAACAGATAGCCTTTGGACTTTACCAGATTGGGATGCAGTTGTTGTTTCAAATCCAAATAACGCAGCCAGTAAATGTTACGGCTCTAGTTCTCCTTTTCCATTAACTACAAGTAATGTTACAACTGTAAATCATATTCAAATTTCTGAAATTGGAAGCACAGATACTAAAGATGGAATTAAAACTAGTTTTCCAACAACAGGTAACGAAAAGATGGGGTCTAGGTCATCTGTTGAACATGTAGACCATCCACTTTATGGAACTTATGGATTTTGGTTAGCAAACTACGGAAAATCAACTACATCATTGGTTGAACCTGCAGACTGGGCAGCACTATATTCAACTGACGATGACAATGCTTATACTTTATGGTTAAAATGTGAACAATCTGAAGCGGGATTTGGATATGTAGATGCATATAATAGATTTAGACATTACAATAGAACAGTAATTGATAATGATGTTTGGGCACCAAAAGTTACATTTGCTAGTGATGGAACTGGAGTTTCATACAACAGTATCAATGTAACAAACGGTTGGGAATCAGTTGTTAAGGGTGTTCGTATTGATAATTTATGGAGCAGCAATGTAACAAGTGTATATAACCTTAGAGACTGGGAAGATGGCAAAACAGATGATTCAACATACATCAAGGCTTCTGCATTAAATAGAGATGGTACATCAGCATTAAATTATTTAAATGAATCTCAAGCAACAAGTGCTATTAAAAATTATGACTGGTTAAATTACAGTACTGCAGAAGTTAAATATTCTTGGGACCAATATGCAAAAGTAAATGCTGGTGGTTTTAATTATATTTATGANACTAATACAAGAGACTGGGATGTTGAAAATCTTTCATCAACTTCATATTTTCAAGGTGAACAAACTGTTAACGGAACAAATCAATTAACTTTAAATACAAATTATGCATGGAATANTAATTGTGAAGCAGGCGGATATGTTCGTGACAGAAATAACAATAGAACAGATTTTACTAACGAAACATTTTTAGTACAAACAAACAATGTTTTTGATAGACAAGCAGAACTTGCAACAGAAATCTTAGCAAATTATTCAACACCTCAAACAGATATTCGTTCTATTTCTTTTTCAGTTCATGAACAAGATCTTGCAGATATNAAGACATTAGATATTTTTGACAGAATTACAATTGACCACAATGAATCAGGANTAGTAATCAACAAAGATTATGCAATTATGGGTATTACCCATACAATTACACCCAACTCTTGGGATGTAACCTACCAACTTTGGAACCAAGAAGGTAGGCCATAAGTTTCTGGCTGCCTCCAGAAAAAGCAAGACCCTCCTACGATGTCTGATAACTAATAGGAGGGTTTTGTTAATACCATTTCTTTAATTTTTGATGNGACAGGGCTTTGCAAACGCTTCCAGAATATCTATGTTTAATATATTTATCAAACCTAGTAAATTGTTGATTTATCGACATTTTGTTTTTAATATTCATAATTTGAAATAGCCCATAGGCTCCAGAAGATGAGTTTCTAGAATGTATATTAAAATTTGATTCTGCTTTGACCAAATTCATAGTGCAATTGATTTCTTGTTGTGAATAACCTGCATTTGAAAGCAACAGAGTTAAGGCAACAATTACCTCAATCAAGGATTACTCCTCTGTTACTGGTTGCACCTCTTGTGGTAGTTCCACAAAAACCTCAACAGGCTCTTTCTTACTTACTTTAGCCTTTGGCTTCTTTGTGTCAAAATCCCAATCTTTAACAGGGATTAAATTGCCTTGATAGTATACATTTTTCATTTGCGTCTCCTTTGGATGAGAATATCATAGATAGCATCTACTCTTTCCTCAACTCTGGTTAGTCGTTCTGAATTGACCTCTACCTTGTCCTTTATACTTGAGCCACCATTTGGCTTAAGTTCACTGAGAAACTTAGTAATCATCCATTTAGTGAAACCAAAAAAGGCTCCAAGGACGCTTACCACGCCAGCGAAAATGGCAGCAACAATTTCAGGATTAGTCAACATACATCAAGTATACAATTAAGGTAGACTTACTTTGGAGGAAATCAATGGAAACCCTTAATTTACAGCCACCAACAATGGAATGGCGTGTGTATCGCAATGACAATGCCACAATGACATTGGTATTGGTAGACAGCAATGGTGCTGCATTAGATTTAACTGGCTGGTCATTTACTGGTGTGGTTAGAGAATATCCAAAAGATGCAGCAGAATTGTCCCAATTATCAATTGTAAAGGTTGACAATGTTCTTACCGTTGGACTAGACACATCAGACCTAACCTTAATTGCTTATTTTGATATTGAAGGATCATACAATGCAGGTGCTAAGATTTCCACAGTAATTAGAGGACAAATATTTGTTGAAGAGGATGTAACACGATGACTATTGAAACATTATCAACTGGCACAGTAAAAATTGTTAGTGCTGATGAGATTGAAGTAATTGCTGCAGGATTACAAATAGCAGTCGGACCACAAGGGCCTGCTGGTCCAACAGGGCCACAAGGTGCAACTGGTGCAACTGGCCCAACTGGAGCAACAGGTGCGACTGGAGCACAAGGTCCTCAAGGAATTCAAGGAATTCAGGGATTGCAAGGGATTCAAGGAATCCAAGGAGAAATTGGACCTACTGGTGCCACTGGAGAACAAGGAATTCAAGGTATTCAAGGAATCCAGGGTATCCAAGGAGAAAAAGGCGATACTGGAGAAACTGGTGCTACAGGGGCTACTGGTCCTGCAGGTGCTAATGGTGAATCATCATCATTCTTTGATTACAATGCAAAAACAACTATAACAACTGGTAATCCTACAACAGGACATTTGCTTTGGAATAACTCAACACAGATAAATGCAACTGCATTAAATATAAATCATATTGATAGAGATGGTGTTGATGTTAATTTATTCTTGCATTCATTTGATATTGGAGATTTTATTGTTTTACAAGATTTTAATACTTCTACAAATTTTCAAAGATGGGAAGTAACTGGTCCAACAACAGAACAAACTGGTTACGACACAATTCCAGTAACAATTGATACTCATGGTGGAACTGGCAGTACTAACTTTAGCAACAATCAACATTTAATATTTGTAAGTATTCGTACAGGTGCTGTTGGTCCTCAAGGACCACAAGGAATTCCTGGTTTTGCATGGGACCCAACAAGAACAGGTGCAAACCAATATTTAGTTGGAGACATTGTAAACTATCTTGGAAATTACTACATTTGTATTGCAAACAATGATGCATTGCTTCCACCTGATTCATTAGGTGTTTATTGGAATGCTTACTCATTTGTTGGTCCTCAAGGAATTCANGGNGAACAAGGAATCCAAGGAGATCAGGGAATTCAAGGAGAACAAGGAATTCAAGGCGAACAAGGAATTCAAGGANTTCAGGGAAATCAGGGCGAACAAGGAATCCAGGGAATCCAGGGAATCCAAGGTATACAGGGAATNCAAGGAGATCAGAATGTTTATGTTCAATCAACTGCTCCTACAAGCCCATCTGTAGGATGGATTTGGGTACAGGTATAAAATGGCATATGCAGACCTATTTGCAGATGCTGACCTATATATTCCATTTAACAATAGTGCAACAGCATCAATAAACACTGGAACAGTTGTTTCTACAACTGGAAATACTGCCAGAACATATTCTATTGACGCACCCGCAAATTTGGGTACAACATATTCTTTAAATTGTGTACCTCAAAATTCTGGTAGTACATTGACTCAAGATGTTGACACTTATACTCTTCCAAACAGTACA